CGCGCGGCGGAGGAATTGGAAAGAAGGTGAACTGTTTTTTATGCCAACTTTAAGAACTGCAATTGCGCTGTATGACGGCGTAACCGCACCACTCCAGCATATGACACGCGCGATGGATGTTGTGTTAAACAGCTTTGAAGCCATGCAGAATGCTTCGGCACATGCGGTGAATGTTTCGGCTATCCGCGTGGCGCGGGAGGAACTTGCACAGGCACGCATTGCATTTGACAGCATTGAAAACAGCATTGACCGGGCAAACGGACGGCAGCGCGAATTCAATCAAAGCATCCACAGCGGCGGAACTGCCGCAGGCGGGCTTTTAAGCAAACTGAAAAATATTGCGCTGGCTATGGGCGGGTTTGCCGCAGCAAAGCAGGCATTAAATGTTTCGGACAAACTGACAGGCGCGCGGGCACGGCTGAACTTGCTGACCGAAACCCCACAAAATACCGAAAACAGCCCCATTGAAATGAATGCACAAGTAACCGATGGCGGCAGCCTTGCAGTGCTTGAGAAAAAAGTGATGGCATCTGCCCAGCGTTCCCGCGCCGCCTTTTTTGATACGGCAAGTGCAGTTGCCAAAATCGGCAGCAACGCACAGGAGGCTTTCGGCGGGGATTTGGATAAAGTTATCGCATTTACTGAATTGGTAAACAAACAATTTGTAGTCGGCGGGGCAACCGCACAGGAACGATCCGCCGCAATGCTTCAGCTGACACAGGCAATGGGCAGTGGTGTGCTGCGCGGCGATGAACTGAACTCTGTTTTTGAAAATGCACCCGGCATTATCCGCAATGTTGCAGATTATCTAGGCGTTTCTGTTGGTGAAATCCGAGGTCTTGCGCAAGACGGTAAAATAACTGCTGAAATTGTGAAAAATGCCATGTTTGCTGCGGCAGATGAGATTAATGAGAAATTTGAGGAAATGCCAAAAACATTTGGTGATATTGTAACCGATATCACCAATAAATCACTTTCAGCATTTTCTCCGGTTTTGGGTAAATTGAACGAAACGCTGAACAGTGATAGATTTTCTGGATTCACAGATGGGATGATCAATGGACTTGCAGCGGTCTCTTCTGTTGCGGCAACAGTTTTTGATGGTCTGGTGAATATGGGTGCATTCGTTTCTGACAACTGGGGCGCAATTGCGCCTGTTGTTTATACCGTGGCAGGGGCACTGGCATTTTATAACGGCATACAAATTGCCGCTAACGCAGTAAATGCAATCAGCACAGGTATTACCACCGCAAAAACATTCGCAGAATCGGTTCACGCCGCATCGCTTGCCATGTCTTCCGGCGCGACATTTACCGCTACAGCTGCACAGCATGGGTTAAATGCCGCTTTGCTTGCCTGCCCGCTGACTTGGGTTGTGTTGGCAATTGGCGCGGTTGTTGCTGCAATTTATGTGGTGGTCGGCATGTTTAACCATTTTAAAAATGCGTCCGTCAGCGCAACCAGTATTGTGGCAGGGGCGTTTGCGGCGCTTGGTGCGCAGGCTATCAATACGTTTGTGATTCCTACACAAAATATGCTTGCGTCTCTTGCTAATTTTGCATTAAATGTGTTTATTCATCCGCTCGCTTCAATTAAAGTGCTGTTCTATGACCTGGCGCAAACTGTTATCGGTTATATCCGCAATATCGCGGATGCCATTGAAGCACTGATTAACAAAATCCCTGGGATGCAAGTGGATATTACTTCTGGGTTAGATAACCTTTATAACAGGATAGAAACAGCTTCAAAAACCGTGAAAGATGCTTCCGGCTGGCATGAAGTTGTAAAACGCTGGAATTATATTGATCTGAAAAGTGCCGCTGCCGCAGGTTATGCCTTTGGTGAAAACATAGAAAATAAAGTGAAAGGTCTGTTCGACTTTAGCGCGCGTGACGCGATGGGCGCGGGTACGCCTGATTATGGTAATGTCATGGATGGTATTGCGGGCAACACCAGCGCGATTGCAGATAATACTGCACAAACTGCTGACGCCGTGCAGCTTTCCAAAGAGGAATTGGAGCTGCTGCGGGGTATTGCGGAGCGTGAAGCCATTAACCGCTTTACTACAGCGGAAATCAAAGTTGAAATGATAAACAATAACACGATTTCTAATGAAATGGATTTGGATGGAATTGCATATATTCTGGAGGAAAAAGTATCTGAAAAACTCGCTGTTGCTGCGGAAGGGGTGCATATTTAACGATGTATCAGTTTTTTCTTAATGGGATGCTGTTCCCGGTTGCACCGGCATCACTTTCGATTAAAATCCAGAACCAGAACAAAACCGTTACACTAATAAATGATGGGCAGATCAATTTGCTGAAAACCCCTGGGCTTTCCAAAATCAGCTTTAGTGTGCTGCTGCCTAATCATAAATATCCATTTGCACAGTATATCAGCGGTTTTCAAAAGGCGTCATTTTTTACGGAAAAACTCGAACAGATGAAAATCAGCATAAAACCTGTCCCGTTTTATATTGTCCGGCTGAGCAATAACCAGATTGTTATGGCATCCAGGCAAATGAATGTATCACTGGAAAGCTATGAACTGATAGAAGATGCTGATAAATATGGCGTTGATGTGATGGCGAAAATTAAATTATTGCAATACAAAGAATTCGGCACAAAAAAAGTAGAGTTTAAGCAAAATGAGGACAAAACACAAGCTACCTTGACAGAACAGCGGGAAACGTCCACTGCGCCTGGCGTGGGCAAGCAGCTTACCTATACTGTAAAAGAAGGCGATACATTGTGGATTATTGCGAAAACATATCTCGGGAATTCTAAAAGAAGCGGTGAGATTTATCAAATCAATCAGACGCTGTTGGAGGAAACCGCGAAAAAATATGGGAAAGCAAGTTCATCAAACGGCTGGTGGCTGTTCCCTGGAACAGTGCTGAATTTGCCTGAACCTGGGTTTTAAGAGAACGCAACACAGCTTGACAGTTATATTACAATGGAATATACTATAAGCACAAGGAGATGCCGTAAAAACGATTAATCAAACAACAAACCAACCTCTGTGATAGGAAAAACAGGATGACACATTAAGGAGAGAAGAATATGAAAAGACTGATCAGCTGTTTTGTAGCATTTATGTTATTTATTACAGGAAACACAGCATATGCTTTGGCGGCACAGGATGTGTTAGAAGTTTCTATTTATGATGAATATGAAGATGATATACCGCAAGTATTTACTGTGCCATGCGTCAGTCAGGATGGAAGGTTCCTTGTCCCAATTCGCGATGTAGTAGAAGCGTTCGGAGCAGATGTGTTTTGGTATGGAGATTCTCAAACTATTGCAATTTATCGGGGCGTCCCAATGTATGACCTTTCAAAAACTAACGAGTATGGAGGGTCGATATCCCCAATAAAAACGGTTACCTATGGTGTACTTTTGCAAATCGGAAATCAGATAATGTATTACCGCGATGCAGAAACACAGGATGGGGAAATTATCCTTGACGTTGCACCGCAGATTATTGACGGGCGCACAATGCTTCCTTTGCGGGCTGTATGTGAGTATCTAAACACCAAAATTGACTGGTATCCAGAAGATCTGTCTGTTGGGATTATGCCAATACGATATGAACGCTTAGAACCGGAATATCCAGGCGAATATGCTAATGGGAATATCAACAAACATCTTGAAACTGAAAACAAAAATTCACTTTTGAGCGGGGATTCAGACTCTATTAGGATTTTGCGTGAAATTGCGGAACGTGATGCATTGAATCAGCCAAACATACCGCAAAATGCAGAGGTTCAGCTTGTCCCAATTCAGAATTCCCCAATGCCTGATATAGATTTGGATGGCATCCAATAAATCATAAAAGCCACTCTAATGGAGTGGTTTTTTTATGTCTAAAATGCAGGAAGGAAGTTTTTCATGGGAAAGTATGTGTGGCCATGTCCTAAATACAGCCGCATTTCCAGCAAATACGGCAATCGTATCCACCCTATCAGCGGTGGCGTAAAATTTCATGATGGCATTGACTTGGCGGCGGCAAAGGGAACGGATATCATTGCCTGCGCGGCGGGTACAGTTTCTAAAGCTGTGAAAAGCAGCAAAGGTTATGGCTGGTGCCTTTACATTGAACACGCAAACGGAATGTTATCTTTTTATGCGCATTGCTCTGCGTTTTATGTGAAAAAGGGCGATCGGGTTTCTGCTGGACAGCGTATTGCCGCAGTGGGTACCACAGGCGCATCGACCGGCAATCACCTGCATTTTGGCATGAAGAAAAATGGACGTTCTGTCAATCCACAAGACTATGTAAAAACAACCGATACGCTAAAAAACCATACTGGTGATACATCGAACACTAGCGCGAAAAATGTGGTTAATGCGTTGTTTACTGCCTATTATCCAGCGAATAATGCCATGGAAGGCGGCTTTTATGACGCGCAGGGAAAACTTCTCGATCCGAAAAAGAAAACCTGCGCCGCACCCAAAAGTATTCCCTTTGGCACAAAAATTACAGTGCAGGGCACTGGTACTGCTTGTGATGGCGTGACTTATACAGTGACTGACCGCGGCGGGGCAATCAAAATTGTAAACGGCGTATACCATTTTGACTTACTGATGTCCACAAACGCAGAATGCAACCGCTTTGGGCGGAGAAATGGCACTGCTATTATTGGCGGTGCTGGTAGTTTGGATAGCCCAAGCGCAAGTACCTCGAGCAGTGGTAACAGTACATCCACGACAAAAAAGAAAGAAAAAAAGAAAATCACAAAAACAGTAATTCAATCAATCAGCGGTGCAACAGGCGTAAGAAAAGAAACTTTGCAGTCTGTGCCGGATTATCAAAAAAACGGCGCGGAAATCCTGATTCAAAATAATGATGGGCAGATACAATATCCCGCAATTGAAGGGGATATTATTTGGGAGACTGTGCGCAGGGGAAGCCCCGGTATGCTTAAATTTACTACGGTGAAAGATGGGACACTAAATTATGATGAAGGCAACCCGGTTTCTTTTCGTTTTAATGGACAGCCGGTTTTTTATGGCTATGTTATGAAAAAAAGCCGTACAGATAACACCCTGATTGATGTGACCTGTTATGACCAACTGCGTTATTTTAAAAATAAAGATACGCTTGCTTATGAAAACAAAACTTATACTGAACTGCTGAAAATGCTTGCCGCTGATTATGGGCTGCAATGTGGAACTTTGGAGGATACTGGCTATAAAATTCCATGGCGTATTGAAGAAGCTGCAGTGTTCGATATCCTTGGCAATGCTTCAGACTTGACGGTCAGCAGTACGGGAAAACTTTTTGTGCTGTATGATGATTTTGGCAAACTGACATTGCGGCATATTGAATCCATGCTGCTGCCCATTCTGATTGATGAATCTACGGGGCAAAGCTTCAGTTACACATCCTCTATTGACAGCGACGTGTATAACCGTATAAAACTCGCCTATGACAATAAGGAGACTGGTGAACGGGAACTTTGTGTTGTAAATGATACCGAAAGTCAAAGCCGCAGGGGCGTTTTGCAATATTACGACAAACTGCAAAGCGCAATGTCGTTAGCAGAACAAAAAGCCAAAGCAGAAATTCTGCTTAAATATTACAGCCCAAAGCGGCGGGAACTGACGATGAAAAAAGTTTTTGGTGATATCCGCGCACGCGCTGGAACATCAGTTGCAGTAAAAATGAATTTAGGCGATATTATCACATCAAATTATATGGTGATCGAAAAGGCAACCCATACATTTTCCCATGGGCTGCATACCATGGATTTGCGCCTTGCTGGCGTGAGGGGGGAATTTCGTGCCTGATTTATTTGATACTATCAAACAGATTGCTGTGAACGCAATGGAAGCCAACAAACCTGTGGAAATTACTTTTGGC